TTATTTCTCGCCGAGCGGCAGCAGCCCGGCGTCAATGGCAGCACAGGCCAACGCGAGCCAGCGCGGCAGCGCCCCCTCTCGCTTGAGGTACTCGGCGAACGTGGTGCGGCCCATCCCGAGCGCCTCGGCTGCCGTGTTGTAGGTGTAGCCGTGGCGGGACTGCCAGGCGCGGAGATCGGTGGAGGTCATGTGTTGCGGGCCACCCAGCGAGCTGCCTCCGATGGGGGAAGCATGTCGGCTTCAAGCGAAAAGCCGCCTCCCTCCTCGATCTCCTTCTTCTGCTTTTTGTTTGCGCTCATGTAGCGATCAAGAGCATCGTCCTTTGCCTGCTCGACGCCCATGGATGCCACAGTTCCCAGGAAAACGCTGCCGCCCGTATGCCAGTAGAGCGACACGTCAAAGACTTTGCTTTCCATGGCGCTTACACCAGGCCAGCGATTTCAGCCAGGCGAGCGCGGGTGATGATCGCGGAGTCACCAGGACGGGTCCAGAAGACTTCGCCGTTGAAGGTGCCTTTGCCACGAACCAGGCCGAGGCCCTTCGCGATCTTGTTTGCTTCGCGGATGGTCTTGATTGCTTGCATGGTGATCTCCTGGTTGCGGCGCTCAACGTGTCGCCATGGGTGTTAATGTAGTACGGATTCCGTACTGTGTCAACACATTTTTTAGCGCTCCACCTTGGGCCACGCATCCCTCATCAGCGCGGCGTCAGCGGCGTGGCCATCAGCCGCTCGCGCGATGTCTGCACCGCGCTCTGCCATGCGTCCACCTCGATCTGCCAGCTCTTGGAGTACGGCTGTGCAGGTTGAGGCGTACTGAGCGAGGGCTGGCTCGGCAGCTCCAGCGATGCGCTCGGGGAGGCCGGCAAAGTCGCCCCGCATGCCTGCAGTAGCAGTGTGCAGCTCGCGCAGACTGCGGTCCAGATCCTGCTGCGCTGCCTGGTTGCGCTGGCCCGTTGCTTGAAATGTTGCGAGTGCATCAGTCAGTCCTTTCTGGAATCCGGCCATATCCGCGACGGCCTGCTGCGTGCTGGCCAGCGCTGCGCTGGTCTGTTGGTGCTGCAGCTGCTCGATCTGCAGGCCGTAGCGCTGGGCCTGTGTCCACCAGGCGCCACCAGCACCTATGGCAAGAGCCGCAATGGTGGCGGTCAAGTGAGTTGATAGAGGGCCGATCATTGCGAAGCCCTCGCCAGCAGTCCAACACTGAAATGCCCATCCCTACCCCACTGCGCACACAGCTCGCGCGTGGCATCGCGGCGATCAACAAGACCAGGCAGTCGGGTAGGCACGCCGTTGACCATCCCATAGACCCATCGCGGCATCTGCAGGCATGCCGCATCAAGCTGCCCGGCATTGGCCATCCGCATGACCGTTGTGTCAGGGGCGAGCGCCGAGGGCACGTTGTAAGCCATGTCGATAAAGCTGGCCTGCACCCACACGTTGTAGGTATCCCAGTGCCGCAGCGCGCGACGCGCCTGACGCTCGGCCTCGCGGTATTTGGGAAGCTCCAGGTGCTCGCAGTCCTCGGGCGTGTAGTAGCGCCCCGCCACCACCTCGGGGCCGGTGACGCCCGCGCAAACGGTCAGCGGCTGGCCTCTACCCAGACGGTCCACATAGGGCATGCCAATGTGCCGGCCGCTGCTTTCGTAGTGCCGCCCGATCTCGCGGGCCAGGGTCACTGCAGGGCTGGGCCCGGCCTCCTGGGTGGCGACATATCCGCCAGCAGCCGTAACAGCCAAGCCGGCGGCCGTGGCAAGAAGTCGATTGCGCAGGACTTCGTTCATCGCCCACCTCCACCGACCATCAGGGCCTTCCAGAACGCGATGCCGGCCGTGCCCAGCATCACGATGTAGGTGATGGGTTTGGCCGCCTTGCCGATCCAGTTGAGCACCTTGAAGGCCCCTTGTGCCGCCGCAAAAAACTCCACCATTTCAGCCGTATTCACACGCACTTTTTCAGTAGCCTCTGTGTTTGCACGCAGGTCCGCTTCGATGCGCGTCATGCGAGCGTCACCCTCGTCTAGCCGGGCATTTATGGTGCGTGCGGTGCTAGGGTTGATCACATTTCCGAAATCGTCTTGCATAGACCCTCCTAGAGCGTTACAGCCAGCACAAAGGCCTCATCGAGCGTCTGCGGCGTGCCGCCGAGTTGGGTCCAGAGCCCCGCAAGAAATTGATTGCTGCGCTCCCAGGTGTCCGCCTCGTACTCGATCTGCGCCTCCCGCTTTTCCTTGGGGTCCGTGATCGCTGCGATAGCCGCTTCTGCGTCATCGAGCAGGCCATATGCGAGCAGCGCAAGCTGGCCCTGCCGGCGCGTGCAAGACCGGGGGACGCGAGCCGCAGCCTCGGCCTCCCGTTGACGCTCGCGCTCAGCAAGCTCAATCGCGTTGAGCGGCACGACAGACCAATGCTGCCGCCACACGCCGTCGATTTCCACGGGCTCGATCTCCACGGGTTTGTGCGTGTCCGCGTTGTGCTCAGGCGGCTCCGAGCGCTCAACGAGCGCATAGCATTCCAGATACTCGGCGGCAATTGTGCGAGGATTCGCTGCGTATACATCAGAAATGCTCAGAGGATATTCACCCGTGTCTTTGTTGATGTACATATCTTTCCTTAAATCACGTTACCGAGGCGTGTCCCCGTAACAAGCCAAGTAACATAGTCATTTCCGTCAACGTAATATCCAGAAGGCCCACCACTACTCACCGGGAAGTACGTTGGATATCCCGGCTCCGACGTTCCGCTTGTTGATCCAGAAGACCCAGATTGACCAGCTAGCCCAATTGAACCGCCATTCCCACCACTCCCGCCAGTGGCGGAATTCACTCCGGAAACTGAGTCTCTTGATCCCTGATTGCCGGCGCCTCCGGTCTGTTGGTACTGGTAAACCGACGACACGAGGACATATCCACCACCAACACCGCCACCGCCGCCACGACCTATGCTGCACGAGGAATAAGCGCATATCCTTGCGTCGCCGCCATCACCGCCGCCGCCACCACCACCGAATATGGTGCCGTTATTTGTGATGGTTATCTTGCGGCGCGTGTATATGCCAGTACCACCGCGAGAATTACGACTGCCGCCGAGGCCTCCAATCCTTCCATTATTGACAATGTACACCGCCAAATCTGGGAAGCTATTTGAGATTACCAAGGCGCCAAGGTCCGCACCTGCAAGCACTCGGACAATGACAGGCCCTGTGCCTCGATAGCCCTTTGCGTATGCAAGTGCGTATAGGTCGGGATTAATCGTTAGGCCTGAAAACTCGATCACGACTCCCGAGCTTCCCGCCACTACCATCAACATGTCATTGATCATCAGTGCACCCCGCCGTAGAAGCATTCCCATTGGCCGGCGCGCAATGCCTTAAACAGCAGAGTCGCCATGCCGTTTGCCGGGTACTGCTGAAAAGGGAGTGTCGCTCCTGTGCTGTCTTTAGGCAGGACCACATTCGAAGAAAGTGTGATTGCGCGGACTGCTCCGGCGCTGATAACGTGTGCTGTTACGGTGTCTCCAAGCTGTCGGGGAGTTGGCAGGTTAAACGTGCATGCCGCATTGATGGTCACGACGTGCTCACCTCCGAGGGAAGGGTCCAGGGAATAGGTTGGGGTGCTGGATGGCACATTGACGACCACAGCAGTGCTCATCATCGTGCGACCGGTGATCACGCGATCCCAGTCGCTCCACGTCGTGTCATGCTGCACTCTGATGAATGTGCTGCCTTTGATCTGTTCTGATTCTGCAAAAAGAAGCTGAGTTGCTTCCTGTTTCAGACGACTTTCCACTCCAGTTGTCTCTACAAGCCATGTCTGAATGCTGGCGTTAAGCCCTTCGACCGGCCAGTCAGTACCGCACCCTGTGGTGCTTGTCACAAACGCGTAGCCCACTCCTAGACTGCCCATGGTCTTGCTGCTAGTTTCATACACTTCTGGGGCCTTGAGCATCACCGCACTTGCCCGAGGCACCTGACTTCCAGATGCGCCAGAGGGCACTGTGATGTGCCCAGAAAACACGCCCCCAGTCTTGGGCATCAACGTGGCGGCCACAGGCCCAATTCCAGGACTCCATGTGGCGCCATCCCACCATAGCCAGACGCCCTTGTACGCCGGGTCCGTCCCGATATATGTGTACCAAGCCCCAACTTGCAGCGCGTTGCCCTGGTTGTCCGTAGTGGGGTTTGAGGTCTTCGGGCCCAAATACAGCTTCTGCATTGCCGCATAGCTGGCTGCAGCGCCGCTAGCACTGGTCGCTGCATTGTTTGCCGAGGTGAGCGCATTCCCGGCAGCCGTGGCGGCATTGCCCGCCGAGATGGCCGCATTGTTGGAGTAGGTCAGCGCATTGCCCGCATGGCTTTGAGCCGCCGTCGCAAACTCCTGGGCAGCTATGGCGCACGTCCGGCACGCGACGGCGATCTCGCGCATACGGGAAACCGCAGGCGGCACGCTGCGGGCGTAGTCATATGCCTCCTGATTGAAATTTGCACTTCCCAGCGCCGGATACTGGGAAATAGGCAAAACATCTGGAATTTGCACAATATCCGTCATACATTACCCTTAATCTGAAACTCTACTTGAGCATCGAGCCAGCTTATTGAAGTTACTGACCCGGTTACCTTCCCAACAGTTGCAAGGTGCCCATACTGCGGCAGCTCATCCACTTCAACTGCAACAACTTTCCCCAGAATCTGGTCCAATACAGCCTTTGCCGCCGGTGCCTGCACGGCAGCAATTACACAAGTCAGTGTGATATTGGTTGCTAGACGGCCAGGAATTTCTTTATACGTACCGTCCTTCCTGTCTTCAACATAGGAATAATCTCGCGTGCTCGCGGCAACTCCGTACTGAGTACCACCCATTTTTGTATCCCCGGAAAGAAGAAACTTTTTCCAGCTGCCTACACTGATGTATCCAATAGCCGCGTCCGCCTCTAGATCAGTTCTGGAAACAGTAATCTCAATCTCAATATCCGGATGAATTGGGAGATTCTTCAGCGTGTAGTAACTACCGCGCTGCAAATCCCCAAAGAGATACTCCCACTCACCGAAAGCCTGTTGCCATAAATCTGCTTGAATCGGAGGAATCAAATCCACCCCACCCGCTCTTACCCTGATATTCAGTGAATCTGCCTCAATTCCATAGATAGCCAATCCATTGACAAAACCAGGCTTCAACACGTAGGTAAATGAACCCTTCCGACGTGACTTGGTGAAAAGATATTTATCAAAAGGCGCCATCCGATTGCTTGGCGCATTCTCATCTTTCTCCCAGTAGCCAGCTGCGGCCGGAGTACCCGGCTCCACAATATTGGCAGGCGCTCCCACTATGGCCTTCACGCATTCGTAGGTGTACCCACCCCAAATCCTGCGGTCTTTTAAAGCGTAATCAAGCCCCGATACCCATGCAACCTCACCGATAGCTGAATCAACTTCTGGAATGGTCGTGCCAGCACCAAACATACTGGCCGTGATTATTTTTGGCAAAAGGATGTTCATGTGCGCCCCCCTGCGCCCGTACGCATCACCTGACCACCGCCAGTGACCGCGTCAAACTGTTCGGTAAATTCAGGCAGTTTGGCGGTATTGTTTGCCGTCCTAGCCATCTGCATTTCCAGGCGCTCCAGCCTTTGCTCAAGCCTATCAATTGATGCGGCCAACAACCCATAATCAGCTCCAGAGCCACTACCAGCCATGACCCTGCCAAGCTGCTCTTGATTCCAGTATCTCGCCGGACCGGTTGCTTCAATCTCCCATCCACGTTCACCCACAAGACGTAAGCCACCGGCATGCAAACCGCCGTCTTCGAATCGCGGAATCCCGTTCCTATCCATTGCGGCAAGAACGTCGCTCTCACTGAAGCCATATAGAAATGCGAGATCGCTAGCAGTACCACCAGCATTGCGGATTGCATTGGAAAGACCTACAAAGTCTCCAGTTCCGTCATAGGAGTGAAAAATACCGGATAGTCCATCGAGCTTTTTTTCCTGCTCCGAATTTGCGTTCTCGTAAAGAACCGTCCCGCCCGAGAGAATTGCGGTAGGCTTCTTGTACTTTGAATCGACCGTGGCAAATCCACCTCCACCGCTGCCCCAACTGGGCACAACACCACCACCTTTTCCGCCGCCGGGCTTGGTTGAGTCATCGGATTTGAAAAGCCCTGCAATCAAGCGCTCGAAATATGCCTGCACGGTCTCAGTAAGCTCCACCGTGCCATTCACAAGCTCTTCCGCTCGCTTGTTGAGCGTGTCCAAACCTTCAATCTGCGCCTGCAGGGCCTTGAGGGATCGCTCCTCGATGCTCAGCTGTGACTCGCCAAGCTCTCCCAGCTCAGAGAACTTGCCCGCCCACACCAGGGCATCGCGGCGGCGCTCAAAGTCGGTGGCATAGACCCCAGATGCGAGGCCAGCCCGGGTCGCCTGTACGGCCCCGCCAATGTCGGTGTACTCGGACAGCTTGCGGCCTGCGCGCACACCATCGAGCGCCTGTTCGATATAGACCATGCCCCGGGCGGCAGCGAGCTGCGCCGTGGAATCGACGGTGCCGTAAAGCTCCTCGGCTGCGCTCTTGAGCACGCCCACCGATGAGGCAATGGCATTGATGGTCTCCTGCACCACAGAAACGCGCTGCTGCATCGCTTCCCGGTCACGGTCCACAGCGCGGCGGAACAGGTCATATGCGGCGGCCTGGGCGGCCTTCTCGTCCTCGATAGCCCAGATGCGTTCCTGCAGGGCGCGATTGCTCGGGTCCAGGGCAGCCAGCTCGCGGCGGCGCAGCTCGGCCGTATTGCCCTGCAGTTCCAGCAGCTTGCGCTCCAGGTCCGTGCGCTGGTCCAGGCGCGCGATTTCTTCGCGCAGCGCCTGGTTGTAGTCCCAGGCGGCGCGCTCAGCTTCGCTCATGCCCTCGGTCGCCAGGCGGCGCAGGGCCTCGCGGTATTTGTCGGTCTGGCCCGTGGCGCGCAGGTATTCGGCTTCCAGCTGCCGGCGCTCGTTCTTAAGCGTGTCCAGCACCTGCCCGGCAGCATCGGCCACGGCGCCGAATTCCTTGGCCAGCGGGATGAGCTTGGCCAGCAGTTCCACGTCGCCGGCCGCCATGGCGTCCTCGATGAGCTTGCGAAACTTGGCCTTGGCGTCCTGGCCCATGCGTGGATCGATGTCGATCTTGAGATCCTTCAGCGCCTTGTCCACCGCCTTGGCCGCGTTCTCGACACGCTCCCGCTCGGAATAGAAGCTGGTGTAGAACGCATCCAAGCCGGTGATCAGGTCCTGGATACCGCCCGCGCTCTTGATGAGCTTGGCAATGGCCTCGTCTCCCAGCTTGCCGAAGTTGGTGATGTTGCGGGTCCAGCCCTCGATGGCGGCGCCCGTCAGTTCCACGGTCTGCAGGGCCGCGTTGAAGCTCTCCAGCGTGATCTCCTCGCCCATGTCATCGAAGACATTGCGCATCCAGCTGGGGATGTCGGCCTTCTTGATCTGGTCGATGAGCGAGCCACCCATATCGGCCACGAATTGCGCGAACGCCTTTTCGGGGTCGTTGCCCAGGTCACGGTTTTTGTAGGAACTCAGCACCGAGCCGGTGGCCTTGTCGAGGATCTGGAAATACCCGTGAGCATCCTCGTCGCCATGCTTGGGATTGACGGCAAACCCAGCGGCGATATCAATGTCCTTGGCCGTGCCACCCGCGAACTTGGCCAGGGACTTGTAGACATCAATCAGGGCATCCACGGTGGTGCCGACCTGCTTGCCCAGCTCCTTGTTGCCGCGCTTGGTGAAGTCACCCAGGGCATTGCCCCAGGCATCCTTGCCCAGCGCATGCTGCGCCGCCTGGTCCCAGTCATCGGTGCGGGTCGAATAGACGCCGCCGCTGTGGTTGGGACCACGCGATCCGAACAAGCCCCCCTTGAGCAGCGAGAAAATGGCCAGGCCACCTGCAAGCCAGGGAAGTGCTGCCCCGATACTGGAGCCAAGCCCCATGAGCCCGCCAGCTCCCGCAGTCGTTGGCCCCATCAACCCCGGGGCGAGCACAGCCCCCTTCATGCCTGCGGCAAAACTGGTCAAAGCAGAGGATCCAAACAAGGAACCCAACGATCCAATGGCGCCACCCAGACTTGCAGTCAATCCCCCTGTGAATGCACTGTAGAGCGTGGTGAGACTGTTGATTCCACCCAAACCACTACCTGGGGCTCCACCCCCGTCGGGGATGCCAAACATATTGGCCATATAGCCACCGACTGGCTGCACGATGGCCTGGATGATCGGACGAAATACCAATGTGCGCGCGAGATTCCACATGTATTCGGCAAAGGATCGACCACCCTGCATGAGCTGGTCTGTCAGGCTTTGGCCGATCTGCTCCACCCCCCGCTGCCATTCGGTGACGCTTGCCCGCACAGCGTCCGCAGAAGCAGTACGAGCGTCCTTCTCGGACGTCAGGCCCAGGCGCTCGCGCAGCAGCTCGATTTCCTGCTGGAGCAGCGCATGCTCCATGGTCATGGTGCCGGTGAGCGAGGCTGAGCGCTCCATCTCGGCCAGCTGCTGCTCCTTGCTCAGGATGATGGCCAGCTGCCGCTGTTGAATCACCACGCGCTGCTGCTCGGCGCTCAGACCGATCAGCTCGATCTCGTCGCGCAGCGCCTGGTTGCTGGCCGTCAGTTCCTCGACCGTCTTGCCCTGGGTGGTCATCCACTCCTGGCGGTACTTGCGCTCTTCCTCGGCCAGCTTCAGGGCCTTCTGCCGGGCCTCGTTTTCCTTCTCCAGCGCCTTTAGCGTCTTGAGCTTGGCTTCGATGTTGGCGCGCTCGCTAGCATTGAGCCCCTTGAGCGAGCCCAGCAGGTCCTGCGAGTACTTGATGCGCAGCTTGTCGGCTTCGCCCAACTTCTCGCCGCCAGAGATCTCCAGGCGCTGGGCGGCAATCTTTTCCTCGATGGAATCGACCAGGCTGCCATAGGCCGTGTGCAGCTGCTTGGCCGAGCTGGCACGGGCCTTGGCCGATTCGTCTTCCTTGTAGTTTTCCTTGGCCAGTTTGCTGACCAGCTCGACATAGGCAGCCTCTGTGATGCGGCCGGCCTGGCGCAGCTCGTTGAGCTTTTGCAGCTGCGGCAGATAGTCCTTGTTGACGCCGTAGAGCTTCTGGCGAATCTCCAGCAGAGCCTGCTCGGCGTCCGCATCCTCCTGGGCCTTCTTGGCGGCAGCCTCTGCAGCGGTGGGCGGATTGACGGAGCCGCGCCCACCGCCCGCACCCTTGCTGCTGGCGTTGAGCATGTCCAGCTCGGCCCGCAGCTTGGCGATCTGGTCCTTGCGCGCCTCAATGGTCTTGGCGATGTTGTCCGCGCCAGCCGTGCGGCCACCCGCCACGGCGCGCGCCATGGCAGCCTCGGAGCGCTCGTTCTCGATGCGCAAGGAGGCAATCGCGTCCTCGATACCCGCAGCTGTCTTGGCGTACATATTGACTGCCGCCACGCCGGCACCAGCCACCACTCCAACACCCAGCAGCGCAAGCGTCACCGGATTCGCGGCCAGCACAGCCGCCAGCGTGACGATGGCCCCCTTGACCACGCCGATGGCCCCGCCCACCGCCACCAGGCCCGCCGCTGCGGCCGCTCCGCCAGCAGCACCCAGGAAGGTCATCACCAGGCCCTGGTGGTTCTCGACCATCTTGCCGAGCCCGTCGATGGCATCCGTGACCAGGCGCACGCCGCCGGCAGCCTTCTCCGAAAAACCCGTGCTTTCGTTGATTGTGCGGAACAGTTCGTCCCAGGAGTCACCCAGCGCAGCAATGGCGCCGTCCAGGGTCTTGGCACGCTGCTCCATGGCACCACCGAACGCGGTGTTGCCGATGTTCTCCAGGTAGTCGGTGATGTCCTTGGCCGAGTTCTTCACCCGGGTCGTGACGCCCTGGAACGTGAACGCCACCATGTCGCCCTGCTTGGACGCCTTGATGCCGAATTCCTTCAGGCGCTCGAATTCGCCCGTGGCCGCATCCGCCACGGCCTCGATCATCTGCATGAGGCTCTTGCCCATGCCAGCGGCCGTATTGCCGAAGCTGGTGAGCTTGGCCTGGGTGGGATCAAGGCCCAAGGCCTTCATCTTCACGAAAGCCTCGGTGGCCTGGGCCAGCCCATAGGGCGTGTCCTTGGCAAAGGTCTTGATCCATGCCATCTCCCGGCCAGCCGCCTGGGCACTGCCCGTGACCGTGACCAGCGAGCTGTTGAGCACGTCGAATTCGCGCTGCACAGACACCAGCTTGCCGACGAACGCCGTGACGGACACGCCGGCAAAAACGCCACCGAGCAGCGTGCCCAGGCGCCCCAGCGAGCCGGCCATGCCATCGACCATGCCCGTGACGGTGCGCTTGGACTTCTCGACCTCGGCCTGCAGCTGCGAGCTGTCGCCCGTAATCAGGAACCGCAGGTAGTTGATGTTGCCGGAGCCGATCATGCAGCCCCCTGCAGGTTACTTCGACGCGCGCCGGAACGAGCGCAGCATGTCGCCCAGGCCGCTGGACACGCGCTCGCGCCGCTCCTCGGCTTGCTCAGGCGATTCATCGACGCTGCCCGGCCGAGGGGCAGCGGGGTCCTTGGCTGCGTCCTTGGCAACCAGCCATGCGATGGACAGGTCGCAAAGCGTTTTGCCCTCCCAGGGCGTGAGCTGCACGCCATGAATGGACTGCCACGCCACCAGCTGCTCGTAGCCGATGGGCGTTTCGCCCATGGGCGACTGCAGTGATGGCCCCAGGTCGAAGAACACTTCGAGGAGATAGCCGGCCGGCCCAGGGTCGGGCATGTCAGGCTCACGGCCTTCTGCCCTGAATTCCTCGATGCGTGTGATCCTGGGTTCATCATCTTGCTGCTGGGTCTTTTTTCCGTTCTTGGGCTTGAGCGGGGCGTTGAGCCACGCCCATGTGCGCACGTAGAGGCTCAGTCCTTCGGCGCACTCTTGGAAAAATTTGCCCAGTCCGCCGCAAAGGCGTTGACCTGGTCAGCCACCCAGCCGGCAGCAGGGTCCGCGTACAGGGCCTGCATCCCCTCGCGCACGGGGCGGCCCTCCAGGTCCAGGCCTTCGACGGAATGCGTGATGTCGGCCAGCAGCGCAGCCGTGTCGGCAGTGCGCTCCTCGGGCGTGCGTTCTTCCAGCGCCCGGCGGTTTTTCTTGACCAGCGCCATGACGCGGCGCTGGGCGCCAAGTTGGGCCTTGCGGTAGGGCTCCGAACCGGGGCCGTACACATGGATCAGCACGGGCTGCTCCACAGCCCCAGCGCCTTTGGTGGGGTCCTTGAAGTACAGAGGCTCGCCGGAGGCATCCTTCAGGTGCAGGGCAGCGGTGTCGGCAACGCGGAGTTGGGAAAGCTTGAGCATGGTGGTGGCGATGAAAGAGAGACTGAAGGGCATGCCACCCGGCCGCAGCCGGGCATGGCAGCGGCGAATTACTCGGGGATGAAGCTGGCCTGCACCGCCAGATTGGCGAGCACGTTGGCATCGGAGCGCGGGTTTTCCGTACTGTTGTCGCTCCACTTCTCGAACTCGAAGCCGGCGGCGGCCTGCGCGAACACGGGCTTGCCCGTGGCGCCCTGCAGCACGGTCTGGCTTGCGACGCCCACGATGGAGCCATTGGCGCCTGCCGTGTAGGCCAGGGTGAAAGAGATGGCCGGCACTTCGATGATGTCGTTGTCGATTTCCAGCTGCGCCGTGTGCGCCGTGATGGAATCGACGCTGCCCACGTTGAGCTTGAAGCTCATGCACTGCGCCGTGAAGTAGTGGCTCGAACCGTCCTGCAGGCGGATGCAGTAGCTGTAGCTGTCGTCGGACATGGAGGCGGCCTTCAGCAGAACCTGGCCCTCGTCGTCCATGTCACGAGCCATGGGCACGGACAGGCTGCCATCGTTGAAACTGCCTTTGCGCTTGACGATGCGGCGGGTTGCGAGGGGCGAATGCGTGGCCTGGTTGTATTCCCGGCCCAGTTCGGCCAGGTCGGTGATCTCAGCGATCTCTTTGAAGGCCAGGGCCTGGAAGCCGGCAGCATCGTAGGATGCTGGCCGGGCGGCACAGATCAGCAGCTTGCTGCCGGCCGAGGTACGAACGTTTTGGACTGCCATGGTCGTTTCCTTTCAGGGATGGGATGCCGGGCCGCGCGGGGCGCCCTCGGCGGTGAGGTATCGGCACAGCCACATGCCGCGCACGATGTAGATGGGCTGGGTAGCGGCGTCGTCCCACTGCCCCCGGATGCCGCGCAGGCGCGGTGGCGCAATCAGCAGGCCGCCCAGCACGCCGCCAGCAGCAGGCCCCATGCGCTCCTCGATCTGCGCATGCAACTCCATGGCCTGCTCGCGCGCCTGGTCTCCCGTGGCGATGCTGGTGACATCGACCAGGAATTCCCGGTGCAGCGTGGCCAGGCCACCGCGCCCGCCTGTGATGGGTTCGATGCCTTCATCTGCCGCGCTGATATCAATGGCTGGCAGGGCACTAACCGGGTATGCGTTGCGACCTTCGATGCGAACCTTGTCTCCAGCCAGGGTGGCCGCGAGCACAAGATCCACCCGCCAGGCGGCCAGGATCTGCTGTTGCATGTGCTGCTCCATGTCAGGCCACCTCCAGCTGCAGCAGCAGCCAACCGGACTCGTCGGGCTGAGGCGGCTCGGCGATCCGGTACGTGACCTGGTCGATGTCGATGGGCTCGCCCTGGGCGATGCCAGGCACCATGTCGGCGGGCAGCCGGCAGGCCATGACATAGGCACCCACCATCCCCAGGGCCTCGCGCGGGCCGCGCCGCAGGATGACGCCGAAGGGCTCGCCGCCCTGCCATACAGCCACCGCATTGGCGTGGTGCCGCTGCTGGGCCGAGCGCACGCGCCCTGCCCGCTCGGCACCTGGGATGAGGAGGAACGTCATGCCCTGTCCTGCTCCGCTCAGGCCGCGACGGTGCCGATGACGCCGGGCAGGCAGACGGCGCCCTGCGTGGCCGCGCTGTCGACCGCCTCGAAGGCGAACGCCGCCCCCGTCACGTCGCCAGCCGTGGCCGCGCCGCCAACGGCGAATGCGCCGGTTTCGACATCCCAGCGCAGGGGCTGGCCCTGCGTCCACGCGGTGCCTGCAGCCTTGGGCAGGACAAAGACGCCCACGCGCTCGGCGTTGTAGGGCTCGCCGACCTGGGCCGGGCCATTGGCCACGGCGAGGATGGCACCGATGGCCACGGGCTGGCCTGCAGCCACCGCGACGGCAGCTGCCGGGACCTCGATGACGTGGCCGCGCTGTTGGTAGTTTTTCATGGGTTGGACTCCTGAAAGCGTGTGTGTGGATGGCGGCGCGCTCAGGCGCCGTTGCTCTTGGCCAGGCCGTGCCAGTCCAGGCTTTTGGCAGCAAAGTCCAGGCTGGCGCGCAGCTTCACGCCGTCCACGTCTTCGCTGGAGAAGGTCTCGGTGCGCAGGCCTTCGTAGCCGTCCACGTAGGCGTACTCGACGGTGTCGATCTGGCCGGCGCGGGCCGCCAGGTAGAACGCGGTGGTGGACACGTCATCCAGCAGCGGCTCCACGATGGGCTCCAGCGCCGTGCGGCCGCCCGTGCGGAACTCGTTGATGTCGCCGGACTTGGTGGGCTGGTAGTTGGGGCTGGTGTACTGGTAGGCCAGGGTTTCCAGGTCGGAGGGGACCAGCAGATAGGCCGGAGCGATGTTCAGCGCCTCCTCGTCCCGGCCCTTTTGCTTGCGCATCAGCGTGCGCAGGCTGGACAGCGCTTCCAGCGAGAACTTGGAGCTTGTGCCGGTCAGCAGGTTCTTGTGCTCGACACCGAACAGAGGCTCCCCATCCGACATGACTGGGTTGCCCAGGATCTGTCCATAGACCAGGCGGTTTTCGAGGCTCCGCGCAGCGGCGGCAAATTTGGTCCCTGTCCGTGTCAGGGAGTCCAGATCGTCGTTGACGATCATCTGGCGGGTGATGGCGAGCGAGCGGCCGAACGTGAAGGCGCGGTAGCCCGTGACATCCTCGGAAAGGCTGCCGTAGGTGTACTCGCCGTGCTCGTTGAGCTTCTTGAGTTCGACATCGCCGCCCACGCCGATGGCCTGGCGGATGCGGAAGTCCGGCAGGTTGGAGGCACGGCGCGCCCACAGCTGGTAGGTGCTGGGCGCCTCGTCATAGGCCGCACGCAGCACGCGCTGGCCCACGCCACCGAGCAGCGCTGGAAAGTCGCCCGTGCCCAGCATGCCGGAACGCACGCGCAGCGCCACGTTGACGATCTCGGCGCGGCTCATGCCGCGCGTCCTCTGGCCCAGCCCCTCGACCACCTCGCGCGCCATCTCCACCATGGTCATGGCGCGGTACTGGCGGCCGTTGTCATCCAGCTGGGCGCCGGGGTTCAGGCGGTGCATGAGCGCGTTTTCAATGCCGCGCATGCGGTTCTCGTGCTCATCGCCTACGGTGCGAATGGAGGTCGTGGGGCCGGTGGCCTGCTCCTGGCTGCGTTGGTCCAGGGCGGTCAGCACGGCGGCGCGGGCCTGGTCCATGGTGGACTGGTTGCGCAGCAGTTCGGTCTGCAGATCGGCCAGGTTGTGGCGCTGGCACAGCGCAACGATGTCGGCGGCGCGCTGGCCGTCGAACGCACTGGCAGGCGCGGGCTGCGGTGCGCCCTCGGTCTGGCGGTTCTGCGGGGCCTGAGAGACGGTGGCGGGCGCGGCGCCCGGAGTGGTGTTGGCGGTCTGGCCGCCTTCACCGGCTTGGTTTGCTTGGGGCATACGTTGGTGCTCCTGGGTGGTAGGTTGGGCGGCTGCCCGTTGAAAGAACTCGCACGGCATGCCGCCCTGGGGCGCTGCACCGGACGGGGCCTGGGAAGTGGGTGCGCTGCGCGTGCCGGCGTTGGGGTCGGCAGGCACAGTGACGAAAGAGATTTCCTGCGGGGTCCAGGCGACTGCGCGGTAGAGATCGACGTTGATGCCGTCCGTGCGGTCCTGGGCGCGGGTGATTTCGTAGCGCTGGACGCTGTAGCCGAAGCTGATGGCGCGGATGATCCCGGCGCGGATGTCGGCCACGATGCCGGCCAGCTCGGGGCGCTGGCTCAGCCGGATCACGGCCCGGCCTTCGCCACCTTCGATCCAGCCCCGTACAGCGATGCCAAGGATGGCGGCCACGCCGCCGTAGCTGCGGTGGCCGTCCAGCACCTGGACCGTGCCGGCATCGAAGCGGGCCATGTCCACGGCTTCGGGGGTGATCTGCAGGTCCTCGTCGTAGGGACGGTCGTTCCAATAGTCGTAGCGGCGCACCATGGCGCCCGTGGTCCAGACCACCTCGACCGTACCGTCGGCCTCGTTGTAGGTGTCGGGAACCAGGCTTGCGGCGCGCGTCTGCACCGGCAAATCGTGGATCTGGGGCGCGGAAGATTGGGCGTTGGCTTGTGGCATGGCGCTCAGTTTTCCGGTTTGACTGTCTCAAATCCAAGAAAACTGAGACGATTTCACTTCTGCCCCTGCCCCTCCATCTGGGCCACCAATTCGATGGGGTTCTGCGCCCCCCACAGCGCGGCCAACAAGGGCAGGATTCCGCGATCACGCAACCGCACCAGGTCGCTCTCCAGCTCCCTGAAAACGTCCTCAGGGTCATAACCCCGGCGCCGGATCACTTCGCTGATGCTCTGCATTCCGCCCTTGACCTCACTCAGGTCGCTGGCCACGTCCTGCACGGGGCTCGGGCTGGCCCAGCGGGGCGTGCTCCAGTCCGGCGCCTGCACATTGGCCGGCACCGCGGCCACCAGATCCACGGCCGCCACGAACCACCGCGCAATGGGCGCGCACAGGCGCGGCACGGTGACGCGCCACTGTTCGGATTCGACCTCTTCACGGAACTGGTTCATGCTCATGCGCGAGGTGCTGAAATTAACCTCGGTCAGGTCGCCCGTCATCAGCTCGTAGGGGACACGGTAGCCTGCGGCCACCTCCTTCCAACCCCCTTTCATGTAGTCACCAAAGCCCGGCACGGCCTTCGGCTCGATGAAGGTGGGATTGGTCATGCCCGGCGGCAGGCCCACGATGCCGCCGCCAGCTAGGTCGCCCAGGTCCATCAGGCCGGGCTTTTGCCCTGCGGCCTCCTCGGGCAGCGGTGGTGGCATGCCCCCGCCGGCCCCCTCCATCTCGGCCAGCACCCCCATGCGAGATTCGAGCTGCTTGCGCTGCAGCTCGGAGTCACCGTAGGTATGCAGGTCGCGCACCTTGGCGATGATGGGCGCCAAGCGCGTGATACCGTCCTGCTGGCCAGCGCGCTCGGGGTCGAAGAAATGAATGATTTCCTCGGCCGACACGCGCTGGCTGGTGCCACTGCGCCCTACGGTCCACATGCCGGCATCGCCCGGGTGGCGGTCGAACAGGTAGTACGCCAGGCGCTGGCCGCGCTTGTCGTACTCAATTCCCCGGATGATCTCGCGCCCACCGGCCAGCACGCCGTTGCGCTCCACGTCCAGAAAATCGATCTCCAGCAGCTGCAGCTTGAGCGGCACCGTGGAGCCCATGCGCTGGATGTGCTTGCGGATGAGCACGGCGCCATCCACGTCGCGCGTGCGCTCGGCCTTGTACTGCAGGCCGTAGAAGTCCAGCAGGCCGTCGTAGTCGGCATGGGGCACCCATTCGCGCCAGCGCTTGGCCAGGCCCTCGTCGGCCCACACGGGCACGATGCCCTGGCCCACACGCTTGGCGAGCACGGCATTGACGGCGCGCACGATGTTCGGCACGTTCTGGGCAAGTGAGCGCGCACGCATGCGCAGCTCGCGCGCATCGGCGGCGTGGTCGGCCGTGGGGCTGGCCCCGGAGCGCTTGACGCGCCAGCCATCGGCGCGGCTGGCGCCCTCGTAGGCACGCACCAGCATTTCCCGGGCGATCTGGCGGCGCACGCCCTGCGCGGGCGAGAAATAGCCGACGACACGGTCGATCAGCGTGGGGGAGGCCCTGCGGGCCACGGTATGGCGCTGCATGATCAGCGGTCCCGCAGGCCGGCGAAGCGAAAGCGCGCCACCAGGGCGCGCGACTGGCCGGTGCCGGCCACGGCAGAAATCTGCGTCTGCAGATCCCGGCGCGCGGCCTTCATCTCGTCCAGGCTGCGATAGGTGACGGAGGCACCATCCTCGGTGGTAATGGTGCGTTCACCACTGTGGATGGCGGCATTGAGGCGCGCGAGGCGCTTCTGGAGGTCTTGGAGCGTGCTCATATGCCGCACGCTACCGGGGCAACTGTCTCATTTCCAAGAAACCTGAGACGGTTTCATCCGGGCTGTTTCAGGTGCCGGTACACCGTGGCACGGCTGATGCCCAGCGTTCGCGCCACCGCCGTGGCATTGCGCCCATTCCACAGCCGCAGCACCTGCCGGCGCATCTCGGCCTTGTCCACAGGGGATCGGGCGGAGATGTAGGCTGCCTGGCTGGCAAACTCCCTGCGCAGCTGCTGCTGGACACGCTCCACCGTAGCAGGGCTGCCGCGCAGCTCGGGCAGCAGATCGACCAGGTAGTCGAACATGCGATCCACCAGATCGGGCGCGAAATCGGCCTCTGGCGTGGCGGAAGTCTTGGCCGCATCGGGGGCCATGTGGGGTGCAGGGGCGTTGGTCTTTGGGGTCATGGGGCTACCAGGAGCGGGAGAAACCGCCGTTGCGGCGAACGGGTGCCGCACGGCGCGGCGCGGGGGCCGGCGCACGGGGCGCGGTGGTGGTGGAAACGGGTGGCGCGTCCGAAGTGGGCGCAGCCGTGGGAGCCGGCGGCGCCACGCTGGCGAGCGCCTCGGGTGGGCTGAAGAGGTCGCGCGCTGGCTGCACCATCTGCTCGACCTGCGACCAGCGCGCATCGGTGTACTTGTGCAGGCCCTGGGCCATGGCCGCGTGGATGGCGTAGTTGCGGCAGTCCAGATCCTCATTGCGCTGGCGGCGTTTGACCCAGCGGTAGGCCTCGCGGCCCTGGACCTTGGCCAGGATGCGCTGCTCGGCGGTCAGCTGCTCGAAGAACTCGCGCGGCAGGTCCTCGCTGAAGTGCACGCACCCCGGGCCGGGGTCCGTGATCGCCAGCTGGCCCAGCAGCAGATCCTTGGCGTTGTCCACGCCCACCAGCCAGAGCTTGATGCCCTGCTTGATCTTCTGGCCGCGCCAGTCCATGTCCTGCATGCTGGCCGGACCGACGATGGGCCGGTTGTCGTTGTTGTCGCCCTTGATGGCGCGCAGGTTTGGCAGCATGTGCTGGTGCGTGCGGACATAGTTGTAGACCGCCTGTGTCTGGTCGGAGGAGTCGATGCTGATGGCGCTCAGGCCCAGGCTGCCACCGTGCCAGGCCTGGCGGTACCGGCGCTGCAGGTAGGCTGTCACAGGCGCCCAGTCGCTCTCGCTGGAAGGATTGCCCTCGATGATGTGGCGGTCCACGATCCAGCTTTCCATGCCGCGGCCCCATGCCCAGACGTTGATCTGCCACCAGGTGCGCTGCACGTCCACGCCGGCCGTCAGGACCAGGCCGCCCACGGGCACCGTGCCGATGGCATAGGGTTCGGCGCGGGCCTGCAGCACATGGTCGTCGGTGCCCTCACCCTTCAGTTCCCAGGCCTGGCCCAGCGTTTCGTTGGTGAACGAGGTCATGGGGCCTGCATCGCCCTCCTGCAGGGCGCGGTGGGCCTTCTCGAACTCGTCCACGATGGACGCCCAGGTACGCTGCGGGCTGTACGCGGCCCAGATGTGCACGCCCAGCGTGCGCGGCGGCCTGCAAGGCGTGCCATCGGCAGCGCGCCAGATGCGGTCGGCGCCAAAGCGGCGGCCAGACCTCCGGCACACCCAGGTGCCCGTCAGCGGCCAGCCACCGGGCAGGTACTCGGCCTGGCTGATGGACTCCCGGCAGTGGGGGCACATGTGGCGCACCGTCTCGGGCTTGCCGGCCTCCCATTTGAAGCCGTGCATGGCCTCCTTGCCGCCCCAGGTCAGGGGGTGCTCCGCCTCGCAGCGCGGGCATTCGATCAGGTAATCGACCTCGTCCTCGGAATCCTCGCAGGCGCGGCTGACGTGGCACAGCCCCTTGATGCCGGGCGTGCTGCCGCCGACGAACTTGGGGTATGGCGCGCCCTCCAGTCGACCTTTGGCCAAGGTGCCGGGTGAGCCCGCGGACTTGTCCTTGCTGCCGCCGATGGTCTGGTCGAAAGCCGTCCACTCATCCAGGATGGCCACGGCCACCGTTATCCGGCGATAGGCCCGGGCAGCCTTGCCGCCCAGCAGGTGCAGCACGCTGTCGCGGAACGGCTTGTACTTGATGGTCTCCTCGACCCGGCTGCCCTGCTTGCGGGCCGCGATCACTGAGGGCACGCCGTCCTTGCTGTCCAGCAGCGGCTCGATCTCGGTCTTGACGAAGCTGTCACGGTCATCGTCCGTGGGCTGCCACAGCGCCTGCTTGCGGCGGCGGTGCGCGATGTTGTAGCAGACAAAGGCAGTGATCATTTTCGAGTAGCCGACGCGCTTGGACTTCTTGCAGGCCAGCTCTTCGATGCGGTCGTCACTCATGAAGTCCAGAATGCCCACCTGGAAGGGCCAAGCCACCCAACCGCCTTTCTGGTGGCTGGATTCGCCTGCCAGCAGGAAGTGGTCGGCGGCCCATTCGGACAGGGTTTGCGGCGGATCAGCCCGCAGGCTGGACAGGCCCAGCTGCGCGGCGGCCTGGATGGCGGAAATGGCCTCTCTCGACAGGGGTGCGCTCAAAATGCGGCCTCCTCGTCCAGCTCATCCTCGTCGGGCGCCTCGGCCATGGCCGCCACGCGCTCGCCGATCAGCTTGGATGTGACGCGAATCCACTCGTTTCGCGCATCGGCGAGCACGCGCAGCACCGTGACGCGGGCATCTTCGGGTAGATCCGGGCAGGCCTTGCGCAGCTGGCCCTCGATCTGGTCCATGCGGTCCACCACGGCCGAGCTGGCCAGGCCGAGCACGTCCGCCAGGGCGCCGATGGGCGCGAATTCGCCACGGGCGACGGCGTTTTTCAGGTCCTGGGCCTCGCGCTGCGAGCGCGCCAGCGCCGCGCGCTCCTGGACCAGGTCCAGCCCGCCCAAACCGGCCGATGCGCGGCCCGCCGCCTGGTCGCGCAGGCGCTCGCAGTAGGCCAGCAGCCACTCATGGCCCGTCTCGCCACGAGTCAAGACAGATTCGGACATGAGCTGGCTCACACGCGCCTCGCTGATCCCGACCATTTCCGCAAAATCCGCTTGCGAAATAGGAGCATCCAAACCAATAACGGCCTTCACTTAACCCCCTTAGGTAGGTTGCGCAACAGTCCGACAGCGCGGCTCGAATTACCCGCTTCCAAGGGGGCCAAAAAGGACCCGCGATCCTGCCTATTTTTTGAGCACTTCGAGAGGGGCGCCGCCGCGCCGATAAGGGTGCGCACCGTCATGCCTACACCCCCTGGCGCTCGGCCAGCAGCGCATGCACTGCCGCCTCGTAGTCCGCGAACGCTCGCCGCAGGCCCTGCCCGGCTCGCGCATCGCACCAGTCGTCGTAGCCCGGCATGCCCAGGCTGGCCGCCATGCCCTCGACGCCGCTGCGCGTGTCTGCCCAGTTGTCGGGCTGCTGCCCTTCGCCTGCCGCAGATGCCAGCATCACCACGTCCTTCCAACGCTGCTCACGCACCCAGCGCAGCAGGCTGGGGCAGGCCTTGCCATCCTTCGCCGCCAGCAGTCCACGCTGCTGCTCAGCGGCAGCCAGCAACTCCTCGGCAGTCACGTCGCCACGGGCGATGGCATCGGCCACGGCGTCGGCCACGTCCACCAACCGGGTGCGCCGATGTTCAGGGAAGCTGCCTGCAAGCGCAGTGGCGATAGCCAGTCCACCACTCGCCCCCCCTGCAGGGGGGTTGGGGGGTATGTATTGGTTTTGGTTCTGGTTCTGGTTACCCGTGCCATCTCCGTGACAAGCCGTGTCACTGGCCGTGACATCAGCGTGACGCGGCGTGACACCAGCCGTATCGGCAGCCAACAAATCCATGCCATTGAGCGTGACACTGGTGTCTGTCACTACGATTCCATGCTGACGGCATAGCGCCATCAACTCGGCCATCTGCATCTTCAAGTTGGGCACGATGCCCAGTGAACGAAGAGCAGAAAAGATAGCACTGCGCCTAGCCCTGCTGCGCTTCTGCCGCAGATGCTCATTGCTCTTGACCTCGTTGCGCCCCTCCTGCTGCTGGCGGAACTGGGCCACGATCTGCTCGCATTCGTCGTTCTGATATCGGCCATCGGGCAGCTGCGTAAAGAACTCAGCCAGCACGAACTGCAGGGCATCGATCTCTTCCGGCGACCGGCACAGCAGGCGCCGCGCCAGCAGATCGAAGCTGGAGCCGTCCAACGCTGCCTCGGTGTCACAGTACATGTCACGCATGTCACGGTAGATGGCACGCTCCAGCCGTGACAAGTGCCGTGTCGCGGTGTTGAAGTCGCCGATGTGGTGGGGGTAGTGATTCATGCCTGCTCAACCTTCGATATCAATTCAGTCCGTCAACGTCGCCTGCTGCAGGCGGCAGCGCACAGGCTTGACCAGGCGATGCGGCGGCAGGGAGCAGGCCCGCGCCGCCACCTCTTCCACGCGCTTGGCCGCGACCAAGGCATTGACCGTGCTGGCCACACTGGAGATCTCCAGCCATTCGCCCGTGCACTCGTTGTGGAAATCCCGCAGCTCGCGCCGGCTCAGGGCAGGCTGCCCCCGGCGGTGGGCCTCGGCCAGGCTGCTGTACAGCCGTTCGTTGAGGCGCACCCGCGTGGCATTGCCCATGGCGGAGTAAGAATCCGCTTTGGTGTCATGCGAGGTCACCTGATGGGTGGTGTGTTGCATGTCTATCTCTCCTGATATCAGCCGGGCCATCAGCCCTGACTGGCTTTCCTGAATGCGTCATAGACGCGGCCACGGACCCAGCGGGGAACCAGCTCATCGATGCTCGAGCGCTTGCGCACCCCGTCCAGGCTGATGCGGGGCTTGTAGTTGCCGCCGCGAACGAACATCAGCACCGGCCGCACATCTGCGCCGCCTGTGCCGGTCACCGCCCAAATGCCGGGCGGCAGATTGGATGCCCGCTTGTCGTATTCGCCACGCGCGGTGGCCCGCGCACCGCCGCGCAGACGGCCATAGGCCACGATGTAGCGGATGCCCTTCACCGGCCCCATGAAGCGCGCGCCCTTGCCGCCGCGCTGGTGCAGGGCCTGCATGCGCCCCTTGGTCATGTTGGCCCGGTAGCCCTGCTCGCCGAAGGCCTGGAAGTAGGCAATCAGCTGTACCAGGGTCGAGCCCTTTAGGTTCCCGCGCCCGTCATCGCTGCCCGGGTACGGCGTGGCCGGGATCGCCGTCTGGTAGCCAATGGGCAAGATGCCTGCCGTGCGCAGGGCCTTCTCGCTGCGCTTGTCACGGCGCCGGCCGCCATCCTCCTGAGCGGCCAGGATCTGCTGCGGGTCCACACCCTTGCCGCCCATGTAGGTAGGTGCCACCAGCGCATTGAGGTCGCCGGCCGTGGCCTTCTTGACCACCTGCACCGACTGAAGCACGTAGCCCGTGGGCCGGTCGAAAACGCTCTGCATTTCAGAGCGCATGGAATTCTTGACACGGCCCGCACCCATGTTGATGGCCTCGGCCGTGGCCAGAGCAATCTGCCCACCATCCAGGCCGGCCAGGGCACGCTTGTATCGATCACCGCCATCAGGCTTGATATCAATACGCATTGCCACCTCCCGGGGTGTCGGCCAGGCGCTGCTGTGCCGAGCGGGCCAGGTACTGCGCCATGACCGTGAGCTCCTGCACCTGGCGGTCAAGCCGACGCACCGCATTGCGCGAGGGCTGGCGGTGCGCATCAGCTGCTGCGCGCGTGACCTCGGCCACGGCGGACTGGAAATGCATGAAGGCCTCCACCGGGTCACCCTCTGCCTGGTCTGGAAGGGCGCGCCGGCACTCGTACCCCAGCTGGCTGGCCATGGCATGCAGCACAGCCGCATTGCCCGTCACCACCTGCAGCTGCACGGCCTCGCGAAGGGTCAGGTGGTGCGTTTCGTTGTTGGTGTTGAGCTTGTGCTGCAGCGTGCCGGCGTTGATGCCCATGCGCACGGCCAGCGCCTTGACGCCACCTTGGCTGGTCTGCGCCGTCAGGCAGGCCGCGTCCAGCACATCCATGCCGGCGGCAATGTCGGCTTGGGGGTCGGATTCGACATAGCCAGGGGCGATGCCAACTGAGACAGTTGCATTCATCAGCACAACCCCTTGCGAGCCATCGACATGACCCACAGCACAACACCCGCAACGCCCACAGCAGACAACATCGGCAGCCCCCAATGGGCGCAGGCCCTGGAGCTGTTCCTGGGCCAGATGATCGAAGTCCTGGAGGGCGAAGGCCGAGCGGGTTTCAGCGCGGGCGCGCTGGCCCGCTGGAGCGAACTGTGCTGCCGGCGCATGCAGGAGACTGGGAGCGCAGCGCCGGAGGTGATTGCACAGCTGCGAGCACTAGTCGCACAAACCACGCGATGAGCTTTAGGCATGTGAAGCCTCGCCTACGCTCCGAGCTTCGCCTGCGCAGGTAGGCAACTCGACATCGCCATACACATGCTCCAGCGATATGGCGAGACCAAGCCCACGAGCGAACTCAACGATCCGCCGGGCGCGACCAGGCGACGGCTCAGTCTGACCACGCTCGTACTGGGCGATGTTGCTTTGAGTGCAACCAATCCCATCAGCAAATGCCTGCTGAGTGATCTGTAGAAGCGCGCGTATAGCTTTAACGTTGCTCATCGCAACATAGTAGCGCCACTTCTAGACAAGGTCAACAGTGGCACTTCTTTGCGAATTCGAGTAGTTCTACTACTGTCAAAGAGTCATGACCAACAGGAAAGCCATCGTCACCGACGAGCACCGCCAGGAGGCGCTGCTGCTCGCCGACTTGTGGGAACGCCTCCCGCACACTAGCCAAGCGGTCTTCGGGGAGCAGCACGGCATCGGCAGCCAGAGTGCTGTTGGCCAATTTCTGCGAGGAGACACACCTCTTAGCCTGAAGGCGGCTGCTGGATTCGCAGAAGGCTTAGGTTGCAAAATTAGAGATTTCAGCCCCAGACTGGCTGAACAAGCAATTCACTTTGCCGGTCTTGCTGGAACAAGTGATTCGCCAGCAAGCATTGCAGATCTGAGCAAATTTGAGATTCAGTTGATACTAATGGTCAGGTCGATGACTAAAGAGTCTGTCGATGCAATTAGTAAGCTTGCTCAAGAGCTTTATAAAAGCTCACAGCATGCCATTGCCCCTTCCGAATCTTCTCCTCTTGGGACACCTGCCAAGCCCAAATCAGTCAAATCAGCTAGTAGGCGACACAAAGAAACGGCTGATCACTAGTTCAGTGGCGAATGATCCTACCGCGCGAGCATTGCGGATCATCGTGCCACTGACATGCGGGGATGTACATGGTGGAACGCTCCTTGATGAGCGCACCCAGTGCGATCAACTCCTCAAGCTCTTGAGCGGTAATCCGTTCCGCCAATCTAGCAACAGTCTGAATATATACATCAGTGACGAACCGAGGAGTCGGCAATTTCTCCTGATAGTTCTCTATTAGTTCAGCTATCTGCGTCGCATCTTTCGCCATTTTTCATTCTTTCAAATAGTGGCTGGGTTAGGCGTTGCTTTTGCAAAAATTCACTAAATTGCACTTGCTCGAAGGGTTGACCAAACAATAACGAGTGTGCGCAGGCGCAGTAAAGAATCGCCAAATCACCGAGCTGAATAGCAGTGGGACAACTCAATCCTCTCTCCCACTTGGAGACCACCTGCCTAGAAACCCGCAACGTATCTGCTGCATGCTCTTGCGATAGACATGCCGCCTGGCGAGCAGACTTCAAACGTTGGCCAAGAAAGAGCTTTAGGTCAGTGGTCATGTGTATACCTGTTCTTTTATACAGTGTTGCACAGCCCTACACCGAAAGCAACCCCCTTCATGCATATGCAACACAGCGTTGCGCAACGCTGGGTTGCGCAACGCAACGCAAGGTTGCGCAACGCCAAGTTGCACTACTGGAATCGAGCCGCCAACACTGAAAGCATTGCTACAGATTTATTTTTTTCATCCCAAAAAGAAGTGGCACTGTTGCAATAACTAAGAAGTGCCACTACTATCACCCCTGTGCCGCGACTTCGCTGCACGGGCACCATGGCATCGACCGGGCAAGCCCCGCCCCTTAACAAGAGAGTGGTGACAGCTGCGCGCTTGCTACCATCCCCCTACGCAACCAGACGAGGGGGACAGATGGCTTTGATCAAGTGCGCGGAGTGCAGCAAGGAAATCAGCGACAAGGCCGCCGCCTGCCCAGGCTGCGGTGCTCCAGTGACCCCACCAGGCAGCAGCCCGCCCGAGCGCAATAACGAGGGGGCCTATGCCAACATCTGGCCCGACATGGAGAGATCTGGGTCGGCAAAAGGCAAGGGTTTACTTGGGCTGGCTGGAGCAGTTGCAGCGGCCTTCGTGGCCTACTCCTGCGTGTCTGCAGGCAGCGATGCCAACGGACCCATGAAAGAAACGAAGGCCCTGGCCCTTTGCCGGGAGGCCATACGCACGTTCGCCAAAGACCCGAGCAATGCCAAGGTGCCCTCTGCCGGCGCCACCACCTACGGTGAAACTCACCTCTTCACCTGGGCCATCGGCAAAAACGAAGTCCGCTTGCGCAACGGCTTCGGCATGGAAGTTCCTGCCAGTGTTTCCTGCTCCGTGAACTTCATGACTCGCAAGGTCACTTCGCTGACCATCAACGGCGAACGGGTTTTCGGCAGCTGACACATCACCACTCTCGCCCTGCGAAATAAACAAGACCAGCACCCCACGCTGTGAAGCATGGGGCTGCCTTCGGAGCCCTGCTTTCGCCCAGGCCGGCAGGCGCCCACTCCAATCACTGGAGCTGCGGCGCGAAGACCTGAAAACCCCCTTGCGGCCCAGCGTGGCCGATTTCACCGAGCGCGTGACTACGACCGCCAGGGGATGACCTCGTCTATCGAGGCGCCCACACACCGCAGCCATGGCGGGTAATGGCTGAAGCACTGCCGGCTGTCGGGCTGACCGCCAGCAGCGCGCCCGCCCTGCGCAACGCAGGGCAAACCCAAGCGTCTTGGGTTGCAAGGCGCTTCGGTTTGATGCCGCGCATCCACCTCCTCTCAAGCACTTCGCCTTTGAATGCACATGCGGCCTTCTTTTTCGCCGGGCCTGGGTTTCTCGCTTCGCAACCACCCGCCATCTCGCCCACGCAGCCGCCACGCGGCACCGGCCCTTTTCTTCCCCACCAACCACGAGGATCGCCATGCGGACTCATGACTTTTTCACGCGCGTGATAGCTGCGAACTGCGCAGGTCCCAACATGAAATTGGGCAGCAAAACAGCGGGCTGCCTTGTGCTATTCAAGTGCCCCTGCTGTGCAGAGGAATACAGCGAAAGTAGGGATGCATCAGGGTGCTGCCCTCCTGAAGAAATCTACCGATGCCCGGTCTGCCGCAAGGAACATGAGATCGAAGGGGAAGCGGATGCCTGCTGCCCGGGAGTCAACTCCGGTCAACCGATGCAATGCCCGGTTTGCCTCAAAGGCGCAGACAGCTTCGAGCAGGCCGCCGATTGCTGTCTGCATACCCACCCGACCATGACAGCACCCGGCAGATGGCGAGTCGCAGAAGCCGTTGCCCGGGGAACACCCTGGCTGGACGCTGTGGTCGCCAATCTACATCACTGATTGCGCACCCCAGCTATGCGCATCCCCTACCCAGAATTTCCACCGTTACAGCCGCCTGGACCGCATTGGCTGGCCGTCTACTTCCGCGACCTGGCCGAAGGCGCCGTGATGGAGCGCGAGGGCGCCGGCCACCCGCTGATCTGGAGCGCATGTGCGCTGCTGAGCAACGCGGGATATGCGGCGCTGGACGAGGCCAGGCACAGCGGAATGCTGCTCTACGCCTGGTGCGGCACCAACTTCTTTGACCAACCAACGGCCCGCCACTGAGCGGGCCGTTTGCATGCCGGAGACCCACATGCAACTCGCCCGCATCACGCACCCCACGACACCGCTCACGGATCGCGCCTTCATCAACCGCCGCAGCGAAGCCACCAACGTGGCAGAGACGTTTGCCAAGGCGCGCGAGCAGCTGGCCAGCGCTGCAGCTGCTGCCACTGCGCCCAAGCGCCGCAGCCGCAAAGCCAACGCCGCAGATGCGCCCAGCGCAACCAAGCTCCAGCAGATCCCGCTGGAACTGCCATCCCTCTGATCACTGGAGTCACATGCGCACTTTCACCATCAAATGCGGCTGCACGCAGCAGCAATTCGTCGGCGCCTGCACGCAAGACGCATGCGCCTGGGCGATGGAGCAATTCGGAGACCGGCCCTATGTCGTCATCTGCCACCGCTGACCGTGAACACCACTGGGCCAGCGATTGGCACTACGCGCTGCGCCACGCCTTCGCACTGGCCGACGCCCACGCCCTTGCCGCTCGGCAGGCACGTCGCCCGCTCATCACCCAACGCGCCGCGTGGGCTGTCCAGTTCGACCGCTCGCGCGACCAGATCCACCGCCTTCTACACCTTGACGGCACCCCGTCCTGACCCCGCCACTTCACAGGAGACCACCATGGCCCGCCAAATCATCATTGCCATTTCCGCCGACGACGAGGGCCGCGTTGCCCTGACCACCAACCTGCCCCGCCCGGTGCCTGGGCGCGGCCTGCACACCGAGGACGCAGCCGCCCTGGAGCTGCTTCGCATGGCCCAGCACCTGCCCAACCTCGAAACCACCACCTACGACGCCAGCCACCTGGCACCGGATGCGGCCGAGGCCTTCGACCTGATCCGCGAGCTGATCAACCCTGATGGCTACGGCTATTCGGTCACCCCTGAGGTGGGCAACCATGCACGCCGCGTGCTGCGGATCAAGGGGCAGCAGGTCGGACTGCCGCAATGAGCAAGAACACGCCATGGCGTGCCGAGGATGACGCCTACCTGCGGGCGCACTACCCCACCCAGCCCACCGCTGCCGTCGCTGCGCACCTGCAGCGCTCGGCCAGGCATGTGCAGCAGCGGGCCTATGACCTCGGCGTAAAAAAGGGACCCGGCGCCAAGACCCTGCGCACTGGCCGCTGGACGCACCTTGATGACCTGCTGAAGCTGCTGTATGCCGACATGCTCAACGAGGACCTGGGCGAGCTGCTGGGCATGCCCATGCAGGACATCGCCACCCGGGCCAGCCGCCTAGGGCTGCACAAAAGCCCTGCAGTGCTGTCCCAGACCTACAGCACCTCCATGCTGCGCCAGGGCCGGCGGCAGGGTCAGTTCACCGCTGGATTCAAACCCTGGAACAAGGGGCTGCACGGGTACAGCGTGGAGCTGGGTCGAAGCCATTTCAAAGCCGGCAACAGGCCGCCGACCTGGGTTCCCGTGGGCACCGAGCGCTGGACCACGCCGCCACGCGCGCTGCCACATGCAGCCCGCTACCTCAAGCGCAAGGTGGCCGAGCCCAATCACTGGGCGCTGGTGCACCGCATCGTCTGGGAGCAGCACCACGGCCCCATCCCGGAGGGACATGCCGTCATCTTTCATGACGGCGACACCTCCAATTTCGACATCAACAACCTGCGCTGCATCTCGCGCGCAGAGCTGTCCCGCAGCAACGGGGCCGCCGTACCCATCGACCTGCTGCCCGTGTGGCAACTCACACGCCAGCTGGACCAAGAGATCAAGGAAATGGAGAAATCCGAGCATGACCACCACCACAACCGACACCCAGCCCACGCCACCTGAAACCAGCGGCATGGGCCAGTTGCAATCGCTGCTGCTCCAGACCATCAAGGATCTGCGCAGCGGCGCCACCACGCCGCAGATCGCCCGCGCCATCACCGACATCGGCCAGACCCTTGTGGCCAGTTCCCGCGCAGAGATCGAGTTCGCGCGGATCACCAAGGCCTCGCGCGTCGGCTTCCTGGATTCGCCAGCGCTGCAGGCTGCGCTCCCCAGGCCCACAGCAGACGGGTCTGGGCACACCACGCCATTGCCACCGGGCCAGCACTGGCAAGGCCTTGTCCACCGCACCAGCGACGAGGAGCCCACGCGATGACTCAGCATCAGCCCAAAGGCTCCATGTGCCAGACCTGCTGCGGCGGCAGCCGCGCCTGCGCCGCGCTGCCTTTTGCCTCCATGCCCGTCATCAAGGCATATCCGGACGGCGTCAAGGCGGTGAAGTGCAGCGCCCACCAGCCGGCTGCCGGCGCACCCACGCGGCGCTGCCTGAGCTGCGGCGCAAAGGCCCCTGATCAGCTGACCGACGGCGAAGGCCTACCCTGCGGCCACTGAACGAGGCATGAGCACAGCGCATAGCCGCCGTCCTGATATCCCCCACCCCTTCCAAAGCCAGCCGCCGTGCTGGCTTTTCTCATGGAGCCGAAATGTCCGAGAACAGCAAGATCGAATGGACCGACCACACGTTCAACCCCTGGGAAGGCTGCCAGAAGGTGGGCCCGGGCTGTGACCACTGCTATGCCGAGACCCGCAATGCTCGGTTTGCCGGCGGCCAGGCCGTGAACTGGGGCCCAGGCGCGCCGCGCCGTCGCACCAGCCCCGCCACCTGGGCCATGCCGCGCCGCTGGAACGCTCAGGCCGACGCATTCATGGCGCAGCATGGCCGCCGCCAGCGCGTGTTCTGCGCATCGCTGGCGGACTGGGCGGACAACGCTGTGCCTATCGAATGGCTGGTGGACCTGCTTGAGCTGGTGCGCACCACGCCGCACCTCGACTGGCTGCTGCTGACCAAGCGTGTTGGCATCGTGCGGCAGCGCCTGCAGGAGGGCCACAACTGGGTGCTGGACAACTGGCCGGCAGTGGATGCGCAGCCGCTGTCGCAGTGGCTCCAAGACTGGACCGAAGACGACACCCCGCCCGACAACGTGTGGCTGGGTGCCACCATCACCAACCAGACCGAGGCCGACCGCGACATCCACAAGCTGCTGGTCGTGCCGGCGCGCCGGCGCTTCCTCTCCATGGAGCCCCTGCTGGGACCTGTGGATCTGACCGTCATCGACATCAATGGTGACTGCGAGATCTACCCGCTGCGCGGCACCACCCAATGCGTCAATCAAGAGCATGAGCCGGCGCCAGATCTGCCCGCGCTGGACTGGGTGATTGTCGGCGGAGAGAGCGGCCCAGGTGCGCGGCCCATGCATCCCGACTGGGCCAGCAGCCTGCGCGACCAGTGCAACGCGGCCGGCGTGCCCTTCCTGTTCAAGCAGTGGGGTGAGTGGCGGCCGATCTCAATGATGAGCGAAGGCGAGGACCGCGCTCTGTGGCGGTCCCGTGTGATTGCAAAGCCCCACGAGGACCAAGCCAATCTGGATGACATCTATGGCCGTGTGTGCAGTACGGAGAGCACGGTCATGCACCTGGACGGCACCGTGCATCACCTCCTGGAGCCGAACGCGTTCCTGCCCGGCGCCATGACGATGTACCGGGTCGGCAAAAAGGCCGCAGGCCGCCAGCTGGACGGCCGCACCTGGGACGAGACACCCGCCAGCTGATCCCCGGGGCATGAGCACAGCGCATGGGCGCTGTCCTGATACCTCCCTCCCCCTTCCAAAGCCAGCCACCGAGCTGGCTTTTTTTCGTCCCGAGGAACCCGCCCCATGGCGACAAAGCACGTCATTTCAGTATCCGGCGGCAAGGACAGCACAGCCGTGCTGCTGCTCGCCCTAGAGCGCTGCCCGCCCGGCAGCGTGGTCCCCATCTTCTGCGACACGGGCAACGAGCACCAGGCCGTCTATGACTACTTGGCTTATCTGGAGCAGGCCCTGGGTGTGACCATCCACCGGCTGCGCGCGGACTTCAGCCGCCAGCTGCTGGCCAAGCGCATGTTTATCGCCCGTGACGTGCGCGCCGGGCGCGACAAGGCCGGCCGCCGCCTGCGCTGGTCGAACAAGGCCAAGCGCCGCGCCCTGGCCGTCATGCACCCCAGCGGCAACCCCTTCCTCGATCTGTGCATGTGGAAGGGCCGTTTCCCGTCTCGCATGGCCCAGTTCTGCACCGAGGAGTTGAAGCGAAATATGGCCGTGGGCTTTCAGCTGGAGCTGATGGACGCCGGCCATTGCGTCATCAGCTGGCAGGGCGTGCGCCGCGACGAATCCCAGCGCCGCCGCAATGCCAAGAAGGCCGAGCGAGTGGCGCCGCGACTGCGCATCTTCCGCCCCATCGTGGACTGGACAGCCGCCCAGGTGTTCGACCTGGCCGCCTCACGGCGCGTGCAGCCCAATCCCCTCTATCTGCAGGGCATGGGCCGCGTCGGCTGTATGCCCTGCATCAACTGCGGCAAAGACGAGCTGCGCCAAATCGCCGTGCGCTGGCCCGAGCACATCGAGCGCATCGCCGAATGGGAGCGCATCGTCAGCGCGTGCTCGAAGCGCGGCGGCTCAACCTTTATGACCGACGCCCATACAGGGCAGGACCGGCGCCAGGTCTTCGCAGACCTCAATGTCTGGTCCCGCATTGAGTGGGCCAAGACCACGCGCGGCGGCCGGCAGTTTGACCTACTGGCCGGCCTGGACGAACCCCATGCCTGCGCATCGGCCTACGGCCTGTGCGAGTGACGACCTGCAAGCCCCCATATGAACCAAATCAAACGCCCCGCCCTTCGCTACCACGGCGGCAAATTCCGCCTTGCCCCCTGGATCATCGAGCACTTCCCCGCTCACCGAATCTACACAGAGCCATTCGGCGGCGCGGCCAGCGTGCTGCTGCGCAAGCCCCGCGCCAAATTGGTCGAGGTCTACAACGATTTGGACCGGGAAATCGTCAGCCTGTTTGAAGTGTTGCGCGATCCTGATCTATCCCAGGAGCTTGCCCTCGCCCTGCAGTTCACGCCGTTCGCGCGAGAGGAGTTCGCTCTGGCCTACGAGCCAACCGACGATGTGATCGAGCAGGCTCGGCGCACTGTGGCCCGGTCATTCATGGGCTTCGGCAGTTGTTCGGCCAGCGGCACCAAGAGCGGATTCCGTGCGAACGGAAACCGGCAATCAGGCCACCCGGCACGCGACTGGACCAACTATCCGCCGGCGGTGGCCACCTTCTGCGAGCGGCTGCAAGGCGTCGTGATCGAGAACCGCGACGCCATCGAGTTGATGCTCCAGCACGACAGTCCGCAGACCTTGCACTACTGCGACCCACCTTATGTCCACGAAACGCGCTCAGCGCACGTCGTGCGACCTGGCAAAGGCTACCGCCATGAGATGACTGACGACGACCACAGCCGCCTTGCCGGCGCCCTCAATGAACTACAGGGCATGGTGATCGTCTCGGGCTACCACTGCGACCTATATGCCCAGCTCTATGACGGCTGGGAAGTGCGGGAGCGCGCGGCCCTGGCAGATGGAGCGCGCGAGCGCACCGAAGTGCTGTGGCTCAACCCCGCGTGCACAGCAGCGCTGCAGCACTCACCCGGCCTGTTCGACTGACCACCAATTCAAAGCCCGCGCGATGCGGGCTTTTCTCTTTCTGAGGAGCCGCATGCTTACCCCTCAATTTCTCCTGCCCCTCGCGGCCAAGCTGGTGATCGACCTGTTTGCCGGCGGCGGCGGCGCATCCACCGGCATCGAGCAGGCCATCGGCCGGCCCGTGGACGCGGCCATCAACCACGATGCCGACGCCATCGGCATGCACGAAGTCAACCACCCGCAGACACGCCACTACCGCGCCGACATCCGCGAGGTGGATCCGCTGGCCGTGACCAAGGGTGAGCTGGTGGGCCTGCTGCACGCATCCCCGGACTGCACACACCACAGCCAGGCCCTGGGCGGCCAGCCACGCAACGGGGAAATCCGCTCCCTGGCCTGGATCGTCATCCGTTGGGCCGGCAAGACCCAGCCCGATGTCATCACGCTGGAGAACGTCGAGCAGATGATGCAGTGGTCCCCGCTGATTGCGAAGCGCGATCCAGCCACCGGCCGCACCATCACGCTGGACCGCATCACGGACCCCGCCACGGGCAAAGCCACCTTCCGCGTAGCCGAACCCCGCGAGGTGGTGCCGCGTCGCAATCAGTTCTTGGTGCCGGACCCGAAGCACAAGGGCCGCAACTGGCGCCACTTCATCCAGGCCCTGCGCGACCTGGGCTACAAGGTGGAATGGCGGGTGATCTGCAATGCAACGCTGGGCTCGCGCAGCACCCGCACACGTCTGTATCTGATCGCCCGCCGCGACGGCCTGCCCATCGTGTGGCCAGCGCAGACGCACTGGAAAAATCCGAAGGCGGGCCAGAAGCCATTCCGCCAGGCAGCCGAGTGCATCGACTGGAGCATCCCCGGACAAAGCATCTTCGGGCGCAAGAAGGAACTGGCGCCGGCCACCATGCGGCGGATCGCGCATGGCCTGGACAAGTTCGTGCTGAACAGCCCCCAGCCGTTCATCGTGAACAGGGCCCACGGCGGGAAGATCGAAATGCTCGAACGGCCCATGAGCACCATTGCCACGGAAAAAGGTGGCTGCCGTGCACTGGTGTCGCCCACCCTGATCCAGATGGGCTACGGCGAAGCCAAGGGCCAGGCCCCGCGCGCGCTCGACCTGTCCCAACCTCTGGGCACTGCCGTGGCCGGCGGCATCAAGCACGCCGTCAGCTCGGCATACCTGGTGCAGGCCGGGCACGGCGAGGGCAAGGATGGCGGCAAGCGCTGGAGCCACGGCGCCAACGACATCAATGGTCCTCTGGGCACCGTGACGGCCAGCGGCGGCGGGCAGAGCCTGGCATCCGCTTTCATGGTCCAGGCCAACGGCGGGTTCAACAGCACGCCGGCCCGCGACCTGCGCGACCCTGTATCGACCGTGACCACCAGCGGCAGCCAGCAGCAGCTGATCGCCGCCCACCTGTGCACGCTGCGCAGGAACAGCGTGGGCCGCGACATGCGCGAGCCAGTGCCCACCGTCACGGCCGGGGCCGAGCACCATGCCCTGATCCAGTACCACCTGTCGCCCGAGCAGGAGGCCGGCGCCTTGCGCTGCGCCGCCTTCCTAATGCGCTACCACGCCAGCGGCGGCCAGTGGGCGGATCTGCGCGACCCCATGACCACGATCACCACGCGCGACCGCCTGGCGCTCGTGACCGTGTGGCTCAAAGGCGAGCCCTGCGTGATCGTGGACATCACGCTGCGCATGCTGGTGCCGCGCGAGCTCTACAACGCCCAGGACTTCCCCCCTGGCTACGTCATCGACCGGACCGCCTCCGGCAAGCCCCTGACGAAAACGGCCCAGGTGCGGATGGTGGGCAACTCAGTGAGCCCCGTGCCAATGCAGCAGATCGTCTCGCTCAACTCGCCCGAGTCCACGGCCTGGCAGCTACGCCGCGCCGCCTGATCCCACCAACCCGGCCCGCCACGCGCGGGCCGACCTGTTTTCGCATGACACCGACCCGTCCCCAGGCCGCGTGCCAGCAGCTGCTGCTGCGCGCCGGCCACGTCATATCCAAAACCGCCAGCGCATGGCAAATCGAACGGAGCAACCCATGACAGTAACGAAACAACAGCCCGAGATGATCCTGGCCAGTTCCCCCGAAGCCGCAAGCATTCAGACCGTCACCGGCTGGGTTGCACGCGATGGCCGTTTCTGGGGCGATGACGAGCGCATGGCGCGCTTCTGCGGATCGACACACAGGACTTGCGAAGTGAACCCCGAGCACGGCCCAGTCGAAAACCGCTCCTACTGCAAGGCGTGCTACGCCGAAAGGAAGCATGCCCAGTGGCAGGCCATGCCCAAGGCGCCTTTCTCTGGGGAGTTGATGCCGCTTTGCGTGTTCGACAGCGACCGGTTCTTTTTCGACATCGAAGACCTGCGCCACTGGCTGGAGGAACACGCGCTGAAGCCCGAAGGCGTCCGCCTCGTGCAATGCAAGCCAGTGCACGCGGCACCAATCGACCCCAATGAGCACTTCGCGGACGACCTGCCTGAAGACGGCGAAGTTCCAGCCGAGCTGCGCGAGGCATTCGATGCTTTGAACGCAGTGATTGCGAAGTGCGAGCCACTGTGCTGGCGCCCCGCAAACAAGCTGGGCGTCCTGCTTCCCGCCGACTTCCTCAACTGATCCCCGCGAACACAGGAGCAACACATGACCCACATCCTGATCCCGCGCACGCCCACCCTGGATCTGCTGCGCCCATTCTTCGAGTGCCCCACATCCGAACTCGACCAGGCCTGGGCTGCAATGGTCCGCATTGCTGAGGTCCAGCATGCACGCGCTGGCAGCCAGTGCCCGGCCCAGATCGAGCAGTCCGCAGCCCTGGCCGGCACCACCATCGAGCAGTACGCCCGCATGTTCAACGCGGCCTGTGAGGCCCTGGGCCAGATAAGCGACTGCCTGGGCATCAACTCCGACATCAACCCAGGCGCCGAGCCGATCATTGCCGCCATCGAGCAGCTGCGCGCCGGCAGCACGCATCCTGTGCTGGACGACCGCTGGAAGGCCCGCATACTCGACGGCCGCGCCATCGAGCGCGATGCGCAGGGTCTCGGCGAGCACCCCGACTTGCCCTGGTTGGACGAGGGCATGAACCCGCCCAAGTTCTTCGAGGCGCTGGGCCTGCAATTGGTGGGCGTTTCGGCACAGGATCAACTGGACGTGGATGCCTATGACGCGATGGCTGGCAGCTACGATTCCAAGGATTTCAACTTCGCCGCCTGGGCGCCCGCATCGCCAGAGGGGGCCGGCTGGTGCCTGGTGTCGATCCATGACACCGAGGACGGCCCCGTGGCATGGTGGCTGCGCGAACAGCCATATGTGGCGGCAACACGTCCCGTGCGTCGTGCACGGGAGCGAGACGATCTGACCGTCGAGGAATGCCGCGAGTACCTGCGCAGCGGTTGGGCCCGGGTGCGTGGGCGGACCGAGCTGGCACTGATGCTGCAACTCTGTGAGGCCCTGGAAACCGGGGCAGCTCCTGCCCCTGTCGCGGAACCGGCTGGCAGCGAGATTGATTGGGACGTGCTGCCCGAGAATCCCGGCGAGCGCGCCAGGTTCGACCGCCAGCTTAGCCAGCTGTATGGCGGCGATCCACGCGTCTTCATTGCCACGTCGCTGCGCCTCTGGGCTGAAACGCGCGGCAGCGGCTTTTTTGGCGCGCAGTGCGCTGTCTTTGCCAACGAAGTTGCCAAGATGCACCTCGCCGCACCCGCCCTGGAAGCGCCTGCAGCGGAGAGGATTGCAGAGGCGATCACAAACAACTTTCGGGACGCTGGCTGGTCGATGCCGTCTATCGACGCAGCGCGAGTGCTGGAGGCGGTGAAATCCGCACTGGGTCCGGCAGCAGCGCCCCAGACGCCTGCCAAGGACCTGCCCTACGAGCCCACGCTGGAGGAGCGCAAGCCGCTGCCGCCCGACGCCCTTGCGGACAAGTGCGAGGCCTGGCTGCAGGCAGGCGGCGCCGCAAACATCGTGGATGCATTCGAGGCCGGCTACCGAGCCGCAGAGAACGTCAATAAAGGAATAAAACAATGACCAACAACGAAACGCTCAACATCCGGGAAGCAGCGGAAATCCTCAAAATCCACGTCAAGACAGCCGAGGACCTGGTGCGCGATGGCGAGATCCCAGCCGGCAAAATCGGCCGGGCATATGTCCTGATGCGCCGCGACGTGGTGCGCTACACCGAGGAAGCCATCCTCCAGCAGACAGCCGAACGCCTTGTGCGCAAGCGTTCACCAAAGGGCGTTGGCAAGGTCCGTGCCCCGCAGGTTCGCGTAGCGCATTAGCATGCGCTGCGTCTTGTGACCAGTGATTTTCATGATCTGCGTCTCGCTCAGCGTGGTCCGCTCAAACAGGCGGCTGGTCGCTTCGTGACGCAGATCATGAAATCGCAGGCCCTTAGCGCCGGCCTGCTCCATGATCCCGGCATACAGGTTCGACAGGTAATCAGTGGTGGCATGCAGGTCTTCATCGCGCTTCGACCACCACGGGAAAATCAACGACTGAGGGCTGGGCACATCCAGGCCCTGCAGGTAGCTCTCCAGCACTCCCACTGCCACCGTGGACAACGGCACCTGCCGCTTGTCCCCGTTCTTGGTCTTGTCTAAAAACACCGTTCGCCGCGGCAGGTCTACCTGCGCGAGCGTCAGCGTGTACATTTCGCGCATCCGCATGGCCGTCTCCACGGCCAAGACAAATAGGCATCGCAGCGCCGCCTGATGCTCCAGCTTCAGCGGCCGCTGCTTGCGCGCGAGCACTCCCCCATCGATCACGGCCAGCACGGCCTCATATTCCCCGCGCTCCAGGCGCCGGTCCCGCTCCACATCCGTCCGCGCACCGCCATCGGCCAGGGCGGCATCGGTCTTTGTGTACTGAGCATAGCCGTCTGGCAGCGTGCGCAGCGGATGATCAGGCAGGGACAGCAGACCCTTTCGCATGCCCCAGTCTGTGCACCTGGCCAGCGCCCCGACTTTGGCGCGGATGGTTGCCGGCGCCAGATTCTCCACACGCTTCATCTCCGTGATCCACCCGTCCACCCAAGCCGAATTGATCTCGCTCAGCGGGTAGTGACCACGGCTTTCGAGGATGGTGCCGAGGGCACTCCGATCCTTCGGCGACGGATGCGCATCACGCTCGTATTCGCGCACCAGCTCCTTGATCGTCAGCACGACCTCAGCTTTCTGATGCTCGGCCGGCACGATGCCGCGGGCCAGGAGCGCATCCAGCCTGGCCGCATATTCGTCGCCCTCGGCCTCGGTCGCAAAGGTCAAATAGAGCGGTTTGTCCAGCACGCCCCGGCGCTTGAACGTGTACTGCCAGGTGCCATTGGGGAACTGTTTCTTGCCTGCCAA